AAAGGGCAGCAGCGCAGCCGCGCACCGTCGATGTCGGATCTGCGCGAGTCCGGCCAGCTGGAGCAGGACGCAGACGCCATCATGATCCTCGCGGCACAGCCCGGCGGAGACCGGGTGCTGTCGATTGTCAAAAACAAGGAGGGCGAGCGCGGCGCGATCGAGCTGGTCTTTGACGCGGCGCATCTGCGTATGCTGCCGGCGGTGTCCAAAATGGACACGCGCGCCGACCACGACGACGAGGACGACTGGCCGCGGATGCAGGCATGGCCGCGCACCTCGGAGGGAGGAGGCGAGCTGCCATAAAGATCGGCGACAAGCTGCCCGGCATGGTGCCGTCCTATGGGTCGACGTGCTCGGGCTTTGTATCGGACGGTCAAGCCTTTACGGCGACCGTGGTGTACATCCATCCGCAGCGGCGATTTTATACCGTCGAGTTTGATCTGCCCCGCGGACGCAAGTGCCGCGAGAGCTACTACTTCCCGGACCGCGCGGGCGAGCCGGGCGAGACGCGAAAAAAGAAAGGTGCAAAAAAATGAAGGTTATCAGCATTGTAAATCTCAAGGGCGGTGTCGGCAAAACCGCCACGGCCATCAACATGGCCAGCATCCTGGCCACGGAGCACGGCAAGAGCGTGCTGCTGAT